CGTCTCGAGCGTCCACGCCTACCGCCTCGTCGTCCGCGACCCGGCCGTCAAGCGGGTGTCCCGCCGCTTCGGTCGCCGCGTCATGGTCTGCCTCTACGCCTGGCAGGCCGGCGAGGAGCGGCGCATGACCGAGGCCGCGTCCCCCAGAATCGTTCCCCCGAATGCACGGCTGGAGGCGCTCCGGTGAGCGCGTCCGAGATCGGAAACGCGCCTCCAGCAACCGCCAGGAGGCCCGTGGATACTTCGTCTCGAAGTAGCGCGTTAGCGGCTACCAGGCCGTTTAGCGGCTTCGTCGCATCGTGGATAGCGCGTACCGTCGCGTCTTGCTGGGACATCCCCCAGAAGTTTTCCCCGAATCACCCCACCACCCCGTCGGCGCAGCCGCACGCGCTAGCCGAGCCGGCGGGCGAGCCGTTCGAGCGCGGCGGCGGCCAGCGCCAGGTTCTCGGCCGTGTAGGTCGCCTCGTTGACGGCCTGGGTGTGCCCGAGAATCTGGGCCCGCAGGGGCGCGTCCACCCCCTGCTCCCGCAGCAGGTTCGACGCCGCGTGCCGCAGCGCGTGGACGCCGAGCCCCTTCCAGGGCGCGACCCCGGCGTCGGCGCAGGCGCCGGCGAACTGACGGTTGACCCGCTGGGCGCTCAGCGCCCGACCGACCTCGTCGGGGAAGACGAGGTCGTAGGGGCACCACATCCCCCCGAGGACCAGGCGCAGCGCGTTCTGCCGCGCCCGGTGTTCGCGCAGGACCGCGGCGAGCACCGGCGTCACCGGGACGACGCGGGCGAGCTTGCGCCCCTTGATCCAGTCCTGCCAGGCCGGCGGGTCGCCGGGCTTCTGGGGCAGCTGCCGCTGGACGGTCAGGGTCCCGCGGGCCTGGTCCCAGTCGGGCCAGCGGAGCGCCCGCACCTCGGCGTCGCGGGCCCCGGTGTGGGCGAAGGCGGCCCAGAGCGCGCCCCAGTCGGTGCCGGCCGCCCCCGCGAGGACGGCCGTCACCTGCTCGGGTGCCAGGGTCCGCTTCGCCTCGGGCGCGGCTTTCACGGGCTTGACCGCGCTGATGGCGCTGACGACCACGGGCAGGTCGTCGTCGGCGGCGGCCTTCAGGCACGCGCGCAGCACGCCGTCGACCACGTTGACGGTCGACGCCTTCAACCCCCTAGCCAGGAGCGCGCGTTGCAGGCGGCGGCGGTGCTCGGCCCGCAGGTCGCGCACCTTGACGTGCCCGATGGCCGGCACGACGTGGACGCGCAGCACCACCGCGTAGTTGGCGACCGTCTTGGCGCCCGGCGCCCCCAACTCGAGCGCCTTCGTCGGCAGCCAGCGCTCGAGCGCCCACGCCGCGAGCGTGATTTCCTCGTCGTCGGAGATCAGGCGCTGGCGGGCCCGACGCCGCAACTCGGCGGCGACCTTCTCGAGCGCCTTGCGGCTTGGCCCGGTGCGCTCGACCGTGCGGCCGTCGATGGTGATGCGGAAACGGGCGTAGGTCCGCTCGCCGCGCGTGACGACGCCCCAGGACCCCAGCCCGTGCCGCCCCACGCCGGCCTACCTCCTGAGCGCGATCGGTTCCTGGCGGCGCACCCCGCGCACGAGGTTGCAGCGCGGGTGGGTCACGCGCAGGTTGTCCACGTCGTCGGTCCCGCCCTCGAGCCGGGGCCGGACGTGGTCGACGTGCATCGCCTCGAACGCGACCGGCTGCCCGCAGAGCGCGCACCGTCCACCGTCCCGCGCGTAGATCCAGCGGCGGAAGGCCGGGTCGTTCAACCGGACGAACTCGCGCCCGTTCGGGCCGAACTCCGCCGCCGGCACGATCGGACGGTCGGCCGCGTCGAGGGCCGCCAGCAACTCGCGCAGCCGGCGCAGGCACTCGTCGCGCTCGACCGCCGACACCTGGTGGCGCGCGCCGTTGCGCTGGACGCGCGCCACCCAGAGGCCGTCCTCGCGCCGGTAAACCGTGCCCTCGCCCCTCCGGCGCCGACGGCCGGGCGCGGGGACGTCGCGGAGCACGACGGCCTGGCCGATCGACCGGGCGAGGCGACGGATCTCGGCGACGACGGCGCGCCGGTCGACGGGTGGGCTGCTAGTGTTGGGTTGCATCGTGAGTCACTCCTCAAGGTGCCACGCCCCCGGACGCTCGCAACGTCGCGGGGGTATTCGCGCGCCCCTATTCTACGCGGCTCAGGACAGGCCGTCGGGCCGGCGGTAGCGGGTGCCCTCGTGGCGGCCGCGGCGCTTCGGCATCGCGACCAGTGTGCCACAGGAGGACCCGTCGGGTGAGCGTGCAGACCGAGCGCCACGTCCTCGTCCAGATCGGCGGCGTGCCGACCAGCCTCGCCGGGCCGGCGGCCGAACTGGTCGCGCTGGTCGCCGCCGGCGCGCTCAGCCCCCGCGCGCTGCGCCTGCTCGCGCTCCTGGCCGCCGACGCGGGGCGCCTGGACGCGATCGACCTCGGCCGCGTCGTCGTCGACCTCGCCCCCGGCGCCCTGCGCGTCCGCTTCGAGGACCAGCGCCCCCGCGTCGCGGTCGCGACCGGGTGAGCACCTACTCGCTCGCCTACCTGCGCCCGCTCCTCGAGCCGCTCGGGTTCACCGGTGCCGCGCTCATCCAGGCCGGCGACGCGCACGCGTGGGCCGGCCTCGGCACGCTGGCCGACCGCGTGCGCTGGGGCCTCGTCCCCCCGGATCAACCCCACGTCGTCGGCGACCGCGCCGGTGACGCCGGCTACCCACCCGTCCGCGTCGCCGTCGCGATCGACCCACAGGACGCCGTGCTGCTCGCCCGCGGGGACCTCGTCACCGCGCGCGACGTGGTCGACGCGCTGGTCGACGCGGCGGACGACTTCATGGACGACGTGCGCCGCAACGCCTTCGACCGGCACGACCGGGTCGCCGAGGTGGACTGATGGCCGGCGTGCTCTTCGCCGGCGGCTACTGGACGGCCGCGGAGCAGGCCGCCTTCTTCCGCGCGCACCCGCCCCGCCTCTGGGACGCGGCCCGCGGCGCCTACGCGCCGCCCGACGCCGCCGACGCCACCATCGCGCGCGCGGTCGCCTTCGTGACGCCGACCGGGTGCTACGGCGTCGTCCACCTGGACGATCGCCCGTACCCGTGCCGCGCCCCGGTCGTGGCCGGGCGCCTGTTCTGCGCCGTCCATGCCCACCTCGGGTGGTGCGACCGCGCCTGCGCCTGGACGGCGCCCCGGTCCCGCCAGCCCGCGCGCCCCGCTACGCCGCCGGCGCCCGCGCCCCCGCCGCGTCCGCCGACGCCGCCACCCGCCGCACCGGCGCCGCCAGCGCGTCCACCGCGGCCGCCGGGCTGGCCGTACCGGCGGCTGAGCTGGTCGGCGGTCGCCGCGCGGATCGCCGAGCGGAACCGGACGTGGGTGAACGCGCCGGCGCTGCCGGCGCGCATCGACCCGCGCGCGGAGGAGCAGGCCCGCCGCGACGCCGTGCGCCTGGCCGTCAGCCGCGCCCAGCACGGCGAACGCGTCGCGGTCTGGACGTCCGCGAGCCCGGTCTGGGCCCGCGAGCCCGCCGCCGGCCGCGTCCGGGCCGGGCCGTTCCCCACCGAGCCCGACCCCGACGAGCGCCCCGCTTGAAACGCACGCCCCCAGGCGCTAGACTGCCCGGCAGGTCCGCACCTCGCACCCGAGCCCGGACTCCTCCGTCGGAGGAGCCGGGCTTTCCGCGTTTCCGGGGGGATCGTGTGGCCACCACCGCACAGAGTGGACACCAGAAAAAGCGCTTCCTGACCGCTTTCGCCACCGGCGGCAACGTGTCGGCCGCCTGCCGTGCCGCGCGGATCGGCCGCTCGACCGTCTACAAGTGGCAGGAGATCGACGATCAGTTCGCCGCCGCCTACCGCGACGCCGAGATCCAGGCGGTCGACGCGCTCGAGGCCGAGGCCCGCCGCCGCGCCGTCGGCTACGCGGTCACCACCGTCGACGCCGCCGGCGACGAGCACACCGTGACCCGCTACTCCGACACGCTGCTGATCTTCCTGCTCAAGGGTGCCCGGCCCGAAACCTACCGCGACAAGCTCGACCTGACCGTCAGCCAGGTCGTCCGCGAGTACCGCAACCTCGACACGAGCCGCGTGTGAGCGGCCACCTCGTCCTCGAGCGCTCCACCACCGCCCCGCCGGCCACCGCGGCGCCCTACGAGCCGAAGGGTGCCGCGCTCGATCTGCTGTACTGCCGCGACCCCGAGGTGCTCATCGAGGGGCCGGCCGACACCGGCAAGTCGCGGGCCTGCCTGACCAAGCTCGACCTGCTGGCCGTCAAGTACCCGAAGATGCGCGGGGGCCTCTTCCGCAAGACGCGCGTGTCACTCACCCAAACCGCGATGGTGACGCTCGAGGACAAGGTGCTGCCGCAGCCCTCGGGCGTGCGCTTCCACCACGAGGAGCAGGAGTACCGCTACCCCAACGGCTCCGTCCTGATCGTGTGCGGCCTGGACGACGCCGAGAAGATCAAGAGCCTCGAGCTCGACGTCGCCTACGTGCAGGAGGCGACCGAGCTGGAGTTGGGCGACTGGGAGATCCTGCGCTCGCGCCTGCGCCACGACGTGATGCCCTACCGCCAGCTCATCGGCGACTGCAACCCCGCCGGCCCCGACCACTGGCTCAACCAGCGCTGCCGCGCCGGTGCCACCACCCGCCTGCGCTCGCGGCACGAGGACAACCCCTCCATCACCCCCGAGCGGCTGGCCGCGCTCGACGCGCTCACGGGCTACCGCTACCGGCGCCTGCGCCTGGGCGAGTGGTGCGCCGCCGACGGCATGTTCTTCCCCGAGTGGGATCCCGCGCGCCACGTCGTCGCGGCGCGCCCGATTCCGCCGCACTGGCCCCGCTGGACCGCGACCGACTACGGCTACGCCGCGCCCTTCTGCACGCTGTTCTTCGCGCGCGACCCCGCGACCCGCCGCGTCTACGTCCACGGCGAGCTCTACGCCGCCGGCCGCCGCGACGCGGAGCAGGCCGACCTCGTCGCGGCCCGCATCGCGCGGGAGCGGGCGGACCTCGGCCTCGACGGCGACGGCCGCCTCTACTCGCTGCACGTCGGCGACCCCAGCATGTTCGCGAAGCGCTCGGAGCAGGACAAGCCGTCGATCGCGGGCGTCTACCGCGACCGCGGCGTGCCGCTCAGCCCCGGCGGCAACAACCGCCGGCACGGCTGGCAGATCGTGCGCGACGCCCTGGCCGACCAGGCCGACGGCGTGCCGAAGCTCCAGCTGCTGCGGGGCCGCTGCCCCAACCTCGAGCGCACGCTGCCGGCGATGGTGCACGATCCGCTCGACCCCGAGGACCTCGCCGACGCGCTCAAGTCCGTCAAGACCGAGGACCACGCCGTCGACGCCCTCCGCTACGGACTGGTCGCCGAGGCCGCCCCGCCGCCCCCCGTGGCGCGCCCGGTCGTGTGGGAGCGGTAGGGTGAGTGTGCAGTGGCGGGCCTGGGCCGAGCCCGAGGCCGCCGCGTGGTGGCGCCGGGGGCTGAGCCCGCGCGTCGCCACCAGTCTGGCGCGCGGCGGCTACGCGGGCGTCGACCAGGTCCGCGCGGCGGCGGACGAGGACTTGCTGGGGTTGCGGAACCTCGGGCCCACCGGGCTGGCCGAGATCCGCCGCGTGCTCGGGCGGGACCCACGCCCGGTCTGGAACGCCTGTGGTTGACACCCTGCCCGCGTCCGCCGGCACCTCCGATGCGCGGTACGTCGCCCAAGCTCTTGAGTTAGTCGATACATTAAAGAGCGAGTTTCAGGAAAGAGACGCACTGTACGAGCGGATCGACCGCACCTTGTACACGGGCTACGAGACGAAGATCCCGAAAGGGTACAAGGGTGTTGGTGTTCCTCGGCATAATCCCCTGCCCATTTTCTTCACTAATACTATTACCGCCGCCTTAACCGTTGATCCGCCGGCGGTGCAGTTCCCGGTCACGGGCGCGGCGGAGAGCCAGCAAGTCAATGCAACCTTGCGCGAGCACTTCTTCGACGCCAGTTGGGTCCGGCAGGAAGAAGAAGCGGAGTCGCCGCTGTTCAGACGGTTCGTTCACTCCGTCGTCTGCCGGGGCGAGGGCGTGCTGAAGACGCTCCCCAGAACGCGGAGCGCCTGGGCGGACTACGCCTCCTTCTCGAAGGAGCTCGAGAAGGAACTGACGACCGGCAAGTACGCGACGCTGGACGCGGACTCCAAAGACAGGTATTACGACAGCCGGACGGAGGAGTACAAGAAGACGGTCGCGCCGTACCCGCTCCGCTCGGCCGACGTCGACGCGATGACGTGGTACTACTGGAAGGGCGACGACGGACTGACCCTGGCCGTCGAGCACAAGCAGGTGCCGTACCTGGAGACGTTGACCCGCTACGGGATGGCGCTCGACCGCGAGGGCCGGATCGTGCCGCAGGGACTGGGCCAGGCGCTGCCCGTCAGCGAGTGGCGGACCGCGATGGCCGGCACGTCCACGCTGACGCTGACCGAGATGTGGACCTGGAATCGGTGCGCGTACATTTTGAGCGGTCAGAACCAGTTCTCGGGGTCGAACGGGGGCCGCGGCCGGGGCGAGTTGGTCAAGACGTTCACCCACCGCTACGGCGACCCGGTCACGCAGAGCTTGCGTGGTCCGTACGCCCACTGCCTCGGGACGACGACCGGGAGCCGGCTGCCGGAGCGGGCCGGGCTCGGGGTGTTGTACGGCTTCTTGGACTTGTTCGACCAGATCGACGAGATGCAGACGGTCCAGCAGATCAACGCCGTGATGACGGGGCTGGCCTCCTTCAAGCGCAACCGCCCGCCGGGGACGGGCGTGTCCAACTCCGACTACGGGGACGACGGGCGCCAGTCGGCCCGCCAGCCGCTCACGATCATGCCCGGCTACGTCCTGCCCGACGACGTCGGGCCGATCGAGATGCCCCGCGCCGGCCAGGCGTTGGGCGAGTACATGACCCAGTTGATGGAGTGGGTCAACCTCATCCTGCCGAAAGTCCTGCAAGGAGTGGTTGATACAACCGATAGCGGGTATCAACTTGCGTTAGCCGCGCGGCTCGGGCGCGTCGCCTTCGACCCGATCGTGGCGAACCTCCGCACGGCGATGGCGCGGCGCACGTCGTTCGAGTCGTGGTGCATCGAGCACGAGATCGGCGAGACCGTCTACGCGGTCGGCGTCCCGATCAAGAAGGCCGGCGAGCGGTCGGCACCCCAGGGGACGGTGCTGGCGATCGGGCCGGCCGACCTCAAGGGGATCCACCGCTACAAGGTCTACCTCGAGCCCGAGGACAAGGCGTCCGAGTTGGTGGAGGTCCGCAAGCACGCCGAGATGGTCCAGGCCGGCTTCGAGGCGCGGAGCCAGGCAATCGAGGCGTTAGGTGGGAACTGGGAGGAGGTGGAGCTGGCCCGCACGGTCGAGGAGATCATGGCCGACCCCGCGATCAAGGCGCAGTTGAAGCAGCGGGTGCTCCAGAAGATCGGCCAAATGCAGCAGACCCAGGTCGCCGCCGCCGATCAGGCGCTCGCCCAAGTGGCGGGTGGCGCACCTCCTGCCCCCGGCCCGGGGGCGCCCGTTCCCCCCGGGGCGCTCGGGCCTCCACCCGGCGCCCCGGGGATGCCGCTCGTCGGCCAGCCGGGCGGGCCGCAGGCGGGGAGCGCGCTGCAAGGTGCGGGCCAGGTGTACGAGGCTGGCCAGGGGATGCCGTTCGCGCCGCCGGGGCCGGGCGTGCCGGCCATCGCGGCCAACGCGGCGCCGCCGGGGCAGGTCCCCGGTGGCTTGCCGGGCACGCCGGCGGGGGCGCCCGGCTTCTCGCCGGGGATGCTGGTGAACCAGAATCCAGCGCAAGCCGGGCCTGGCCTTGTTTAGCCAGTCTCTGATCCCCGTAGCGCCCGCGTCCTTTCGCCACCATGTCCCGGTTGTTGTCGGCCGCGGTTCCGAGGAACAGATGGTCGGGTCGCAGGCAGTGGCGCACGTCGCACCGGTGACACACGAACATCCCGGGCGGAATCGGGCCGTAGGCCAATTCCCATGCGAGGCGGTGCGCCATCTTCCACCGCCCACCGACAATCAGGCGACCATACCCGCTACGGGTGAGGCTGCGCGCCCAGAGCCAACACGTCGGCGTCCGAGTTGTGCGCTCCTCCAAGCGCGCGGCCACCGGGCGTGCGGTGTGGTAGCACGCCTTCGAGCAGTAGATCCCCCCGTACCGCGTCACCTCCGACGGCTTCGCGGCGAACACGACCCCGCACGTCCGGCACGTCCGGTCCATCCGTCGAGGACCCGGACGGCACTCGTTCGAGCAGTAGCGACCCTCCCCGCTGCGTGCCTCCCGGCGCATCTTGCTGACCAGCACGGTGAAGGCGCGCCCGCACGTCACGCACGTTCGGGACACGCGCAGGTGACCCGACTGGCAGGCGCGCGAGCAGTACTTCCCCCGACCTTCACGCACCCGCCCAGGGGTCTCGGTGAACACGGCGCCGCATCCGCGGCACGTACACTCGACGAGCATCGGGAACCTCCAATTCCTGGTGCCACGCCCCCGGCCGTTCACGAGGCGGCGCGGGGGCACTTCCGCGCTCACATTATAGCAAGTAGGCAGGCATCCTAATGGCCGGAGTTCGGGGAGGCCAGGCCGCCGACCGGGTGGCGGCCGAGGTGAGTGACCGCCTCGAGCGGTTAGCCACCGCCGCCGCCGACGCCATCCTCGGGAGTCTCTACGCGCCGCAGGTCGCGACCCCGACGCGGGCGCAGTCGCTCGCCTACTGGAAGCCGTACTTCTTCACCCCCGACGGCGCGGTGAACCAGCCGGGCCGGGACCAGGTCGTCCAGCAGGTCGGCGGGGCCGAGTACGCCGAGATTGCCCGCGGACTGGCGAAGGAGCTGCGCGACCAGCACGAGGCGCACGCCCGCATCCTGCGCCTGGCCCGCCCGCCCGAGATGCGCGGGAACGCACCGACCGTGTTCGGGCCGCGCACGCAACCGCGAGAGGAGGCCGCCTGATGGACGACGACGCCAAGGTCGTCCAAACCCGCGACGGACCCAGGACCCTCGGCGAGGTGCGCGCCGGCGTCACCGCCGCCGGCTACTCGGGGCCGATGGACGAGGCGTCCGTGGTCGGCGCGTACGACCGCGCCGGGCAGTCGAGCGCCGGCGGCTCGAGCGCGGGCGGCCCGCCGGGGCTCAACACCGGGGCCGCCTCGGCCGCCGACGCGGCGGTGTCCAACTGGATCGCCTGGATGCGCCTCAACCTGGTCGACGTGCGCTCCCTGGATTTGCAGGAGGCGCGCGACGTCTGGAAGCGCGCCTACGACCAGGCGACCCTGTCCGGCTACAACCCGACCCCGTCCTACCAGGGCACCGGCCAGAAGGCCCTCGACGCCATCGCCGCGCT